TTCACTACCTTTTAATGAAGCTATTTCTTCAGGTAATAAATAAAAATTGGCAACCAATATCTTATTGTCTGAGTTGATTAAGTCGTCAATATATTCTTTGTAATATACATCATACAAATCTTCTGTATCCCTAAAGTCATATTCAACGTTGGTAAATCTGTGTGTCTTGTTAAAATTGACTGCGTGTGTTAAACCACTAACACCAAATGGATATGTGGTAAACCTGTTGTATATTGGGAACATATCAACTTCTGTTTGTTCCAAATAAAAGGTATTCAAGGTTGTTGCGGTTGGGGATACATTAAAACCAACATTTTTTGCTGGTAGGTTCATACCCCTAAACATTATTCTTGGTAAAGTTTTTCTGGCATTGTAGAAAAATACAACATCACCTTCTTTGTTTTCTTCCCTTGTAATATAATAAATTGGTATGGTTATATTTGCTTGTGATAAGTTATTAACAATATCATCAACAGCATTACTAAAACCATCATTAAACTCTGTTTGCTGACTTTTGTAGTCAGTAGATAATTGAACGTATCTTGTTCCATAAAGAACATTTGTAGATTTGGTAAACTCTGTATTACCATAGTCCTCATCTTTTTCAGCACTATAATAAAGTGTTCCATTTATTACTGATGTTGTTGGACTGATGTTGATGGGTGAATTGTAGTCAAGTTTCCTACTCCAATCCAAAGTATCACCCTTACCAATATAATCAACCACAGGTTCTACAACAAAGGTTTCAGGGTTATTTACATCAGGTACTACAACCAAGTTAAACTTTTTATTTATACCACTAATAAAGTCAATTTGTTTTTGTTCTGCTTCAGGTAATTCTAATGCCAAATTAACATCACCAATAATTGTTCTAGGGCCGTCTAATATTTCAAAGTTGAAGAAGTTAATTTGTGCTGTTCCAATACCTTCACCTGTTCTAAAATCTATTGAATAGTCAAAGTTTTCACTCAAAGGCACACTAAATGTCCTTGTATCCAAAAATGAAGCACCAGGTTGTATGTTAATTGGAACTGATTGGAATAATGTTGTTCCTGTTAAACCATTATGTCCCCCCAATTCTATTTGGTGGAAAAAGAATTGAGCCTCGGCGGACAAATCAACAGTATCAGGTACTAATTCATCATTGTATCCGCCGTAGCTAATTCTAATAATGTAATTACCATCCTGTGCAGGCTTGAAACTAAAATTAGAATATGTGTGTGCGTTAATATTATCAGTTAAGGTAGGTGTTTGTATTCCCCTTTCAAATAAACCACTAGGTCCGGCATTTAGATTAACCCAAGTGATTGATTGGGTTGTTATTGTTCCACCACTTCTACTATCTATATTCCAAGATAATTGTGGTTTTGCGGCTTGTCTTAAATACAAACTATCATCGGTAAATGTTAGTGGTAGGTAAAACCTTTTGAAATAGGCTGTATCAAAAAAGTCAGACACGATATTAAAACCTGCCTCACTAAATATCTTTTCATATAACCATTTAATTTGAACTGCTGGTTTAAGATAATAAAATCTAAGGGGTGTTCCAATGTAGTCAAAATAACCACTTGTTAAACCATCCCTATAATCTATAATGGGTGTTGATGATGTGATGATATTATTACTATCATCATAGTCATAACCATAATTAGCCAACATATAAGTAATTCGCCCATCTTGGTAGGGTTGTGTATAAGTGTCCGTATCAACAAAGTCGGGGTCATAGATACTATCAGTAATAACCTCAATATCATAAGGGTGGTCTAATTCGGTAAAATCAACTTGGGCTAATACTTTATCACCCATATTACTTGTTAATCTACCAACCTCAGAATAGAATACAACTTTATATACTACATTTTTAACGTCAATACTAACACTTTCCAAACGGATAAACCCCTTCATTATTTCATACCCATCATTTAATAATGATGCTTCAAATATTGTCCTAATATCATAATCAGTCAAACTACTATTTAAGTCATAGTAGTGTTGGAATATATCATTATTATTCTTTGAACCAGGAATAGAAAAACTCTTACTAAATGATGAGTTCTTACTTGTTATATCCTGTATTTCGGCAAATGAATAATCTAATTGTATGTCTTCATCGTTAAACAAATCAACATACCTAATTTCATTATTGATGATGGTTCTAAGTTGTAGCATTATAGGGTTGTTCTAAATAACTGATTTGGGTTATATTCGTATGATATGGTGTATTGGAATAACTTGTTGTATCTTTGTTTGTATTCGTCCATTGACTTACTTGTTATTACAATAGGTATAAGATATGGTGTCTTTGAATAGTTCGTTGAACCATCACCATTGTAATACTGCTGTTGTATCAAATACACATCAGTAGATAAGAACATTTCCTCAACAATTCTTCTTTCATTTTCATCTATGTAATTACTCTGTGCTTCTACACTTTCAGTTGTGTATTGGTCGTATATGACTGCTCTTTTATCATAAAAGAACGGGTTGAATACAGAGTTGTCCCTCATAGAACCCTGAGCGTATGTGTTGGTGTCCTTGTTATAGGTTTTAATGTTCTTCCTATCAAAGGTATATGTGTCCCAAACTCCCTGTCTGTTAAGAAATAAATAATGTTGGGGGTCAGACATACAATCAGCACCATAAAAATTGTATTCAACTATTTCACTTATTCTATACTGATTATCAAATATCTGTGTTCCTGTTCCACTACTTCTCCAAGTTGCCAACTTACCCCCACTAGTTATAGCTGAAAATGGTGGTGTTGAATAAACAATTCTATAATCAGGTGATAATGTATTCGCTGAATAGGTAATACCCGATAAAGTAATTTTATTGGTGTATGCCGTGTTCTTATCTACTGAGTATTCATAAGGTACTTGTGCTGTTGAATAGTTGTTAAAAGACCCGTTATTAGTCCAAAAATGACTAACCAATAAAGGACACTCATAGTGGTGTTGTCTTCTACGAACACGGGTGTTTGTAAATGTTGTAGAACCAGTCCCTAAAAATGTTGATGTGTATAACTCATCACCAAATGTGGATAAGAATTGTGCTGGTAATAGAGCACTAATGTTTGTAGACCCTGTAAAGGCAAACTTGAACCCTTCATAAAACAACTGGTTATTTTGTCCGTTAGTATTACCACTCCAATAGTTGTTTATGTAATTGAAGTTTGTTTTGTTTTCCTGTGTGCCAGGCCATATTGTAATTGGTGGTGGGTTAGTCATACAATTACCACCATTATAGGTTGTAATTAAGTTCCAACCACTTAATTCACAAGTACTACAATTCCATACATAAACATAGTTAATACTACTATAGTTTTCTGTAATAACCAACAAGTCCCCATTACTTGGTGCTGATGCTGGTGTATAAGTTGTTGCTGTGTTTGTTGTAAAGGCTGAATAGACATAAGTTCCCGCACTTGTGGTGTGTAATATTGTAGAACCTTTAACCAAACCTGTGTTGTTATATGTTGGTATTGAAGCACCTGCGTCTTCTACCTCTATTGTATTTGGACTACCTGAATAAGCAACACCATCATCAAAAGGATAAACCAAAAAGATTGATGGTGGTAATGATGGGTTAGTACAAATATTAGTTGTTATTGTTCCACCACTTGTATATTGTTCCCCAACTAAAACCCTGTATTCTAATACGTGTGGTAAAGTTTCATAAACACTATTGTTATTGAACGCATTACTCAATATGTAGGCTGTTGGTTCAGTGTTAGTGATAATACCATTTGGTGTTGTTGTAGTTGATGTATTACTTCCATTAACATTTTGTTTGTTGGAACTTCTTGGGTTTCCCCTTGTGTAATTACGGACAATGTCCCCAACATCTACAATACCATTTCCTGCGGTATTTGGTGCCACCTTTAATCGGGCTACTCTTTGTTTTGTTGTTGTATAAGGGTTTATCCACACATCAAATACATAACGGAAGTCAGTTTGACCCGATAAGGTTGAACTAACATTGTAGATATGTTGTGCGTTAGATGGTGTTAAATCTAATGGTTGTTGTATAATAGTGATACTCATTTTATCTTGTGGTTGTGTCTATAGTGTTTTCCAACAAATTATCAAAGAACTCCGTAAATGAACGTTCAATAGCTCCTCCAATTTCTGCGTCAAACTCTGTTTGTATTTTATCAATCGCTGTTTCATAAAAGTTAGTAGGTTTAACCCCGAACTTAAATATGTTTTTTGATATTCCAAATGCGGCTCCTCTTGGGTTTGCGAACCCTTTTAATTTAGCCCAATTTTCTAATGGGGTTATTGGAACATACTTACCTTCTTCCCTACCATAATTCACATATTCCCAATAGTCGTTCATTAACAACTCAAAACCATCATCAGTTATATTACCCTGTATGCTTTCATATAATGAACCTGTTGCCTTCTTTGACGCACTACCACTATAATCTTTATTTCTACCCCTTGAATAAGCATTATCATTATATCCCGGTGCGTAGGGGTATTTTAATAACAACTGGTTTTTAAGTTCTGATACAAACTTATTACCCCAAATAGTCATAAATGCTTTTAGTTCCAAGTTCATTAGTTAAAGTCGTTAAATGGTGCGTAGCATCTGTTAAGTGGCATATCAACAATAACCTGTAGTTGTAAGTTCCAACCTACCAATATATCATCATAAGCCTCACTAAAAGGTGTTATGGTTGCTGGTAATACCAAGTCATATCTTGTTTCATAATCACCCTGTGATGATACAACAGAATACTTGTATTGAGCTAAAATGTCTTCGGCTATTTGTAATGTATCACTCCACAAATCAACCTCAATATCAAAGTTGTTTGCGTTCATAATATCACAAATAAGAACGTTGAAAGTATAGGTGTTAAAGTTTTCAGCTCTATTAACACTTACAGGTATAACATACATCAAAGGATATATTGGTGCGGCGTCAGTTGTGTTTTCAACCTTATCCCTTTGTTGTGTTAAATAGATGAGTTGTTTAATATCACCAATACCAAAACTATTTAATTGTTTATGGTTTAATTCAAGGGTTTTTAAGTCCTCAACAATATTTTTGAAATTAACGTAGTTCATTATTTTTTTAGTTGTTTTTTTAATTCTCTTTCCCTCAACATATTCAAGTCCTTCATATAGGTTAAGTAGTTAAATATCTCTAATAAATGTCTTTGTGCGACTTCTTGGACTTGTAATATGTTTTCATTAGATAAATATATAAGCGTAGCATACCACCCCCAAAATCCCTCAAAAGTTTTTTCAGTTTCCAAATTGTCTTGTATCCCATCTGATGAAAATAAGAGCGGGTACTTTTTTGTAATATGCTCTCTAAACGCAAAAAAAAAGACATTGAACCTTTTAAGTATTTGACTGGCAACATCTTAAATAGTAATGCTCTATCCCCTACCTTTGATGCGTCATACTTTACCAACTTATTATCATCACCAACCTCCCTATAAAACAACGCCATTAAGTGGTTTAATTCACTTTGTCTTTTGGTTATTGGACGGGACAAGAACTCATCAATATCTATGAACTCACCAAAAGTTAAATTATCCAAGTCAATAAACCTGTATTTCTGTCCGTTAAAAACAAAGTCATTGTAAAACTTTTCACTCTGTGTTAAAAAGTAGTCGGCTAATGAATTAGATGCGTCATAGATACTTTCCCAATTAGCGTCTTTTATTTCTTCAATATCCAAACCAGTCGCTATTGATATTAACAACAAGTTAAACTCATCTTCCTTATACAAGTCCTTTAAGATGTTTAATCTGTTCCACAACTCAATGGTGGGTTCTTCAACTTTATATTGTTTTCCTTCGTATTCTATAACGTGTAATTCCATATTCTAAAATATATTATTTTAATTTAATTCTTTTATCAGGTTAATACACATAGTATACCCCCTTAGTTTTTCTTTCCTTCAATGTGTTATACGCTATACATAAGGACATAATTGTATCATCGTGTGCCCCTTCAATAGCCTTGTATTGTATCTTTCTTGTCTTCATTGAATATTCATAACTAAACATTTTTAATTCGGCATATAGTGCGGGGTTTAATTGTTCTGTCGGTAGTTTAATTTTGTTTTCATTAGTCGCATATATAATGTCTTCCACTATGTTTTGCTTTGAGGTATTTGATGTGATAAATGGTTCTACCTTATTCCACTTATTCTTTA